TGTGCCGATAGTTGCTGCAAGGGCGTTGACTGCGTCTTGAGCGTTATTAATTGCTACGTTTGCTTGAGTTAATTGTGTTTGAGCCTCTGTCCGTGCAGGAGCTACCGCCGCTACTGCCGTGGTTGCTGCCGTTATTGCAGTGTTTGCATCCTGTATTTGAGTATTTGCATTTTGTATAGCGGTAGATGCTGTTTGTGCTTGTGCCGCCTCTGTTGAAACTGCTGTTGCTACCTCTGCAACTGTAGTAAGAGGTGTTGTTGACAAAGTGTTGGATGCTGATAAAACTGTCTCTGTTGCGGCTGCTACTACTGTAGTTGCTGATTCAACTGCTGTTTGAGCAGCTGCTACCTCTGTATTTGCTGTTGTTGCATTTACAGGAATTGCCTCAACTGCTGTTGTTACTGCCGTTACCGCCGATGTTACATTGCTAACTACTGTTGTTGCTTCTGCCACAACCGTCGATGTATTTGCAACTTCTGCAACTGCTGCTACGGCTGCAGCTACCGCTGTGTTTGCTTGAGCAACTTCTGTATTAGATGTTGTTACTGCTTGTACCGCTGTTGCTGTTGTAGAAGTGGCTGTATCTGATGCTGCCACTGCTTGCGCTACTTCTGTAGTTGCAGTGGCAAGAGCTGTGTTAACTGCTTGTTGTGCGGGGCTTACTACAACCTGCTCTGAAGGCGCTGGAGGCTCATTAGCATTGGCAAAATTAGGACTAAAAAGGAAAAGCCAGCCAATTACAAAAAGGCTGGTTAAAAAGTACTTTAACTTTCTAGTCAACTAGGTATCTCCTAAGTAATGCAATATCTTTGCTTACTTATTAATTATATCATGCAAAACTTAATAAATTAAATTAGTTAACTACTTTGAGTTATCTGTTTTATAGAAACCATTTCCTTTAAACTGTATTCCAAAAGGTGTGAAATGTCTTTGTAATCTGTTACCGCAACTCACACATAAGTAACTTGGCTCAACCGATGTAATTGATCTTTCTTTAGATACAATCCTATCTGGAGAGCAATCACACTTATATTCGTATATAGGCATTACTTGCCGCTCTTTTTTCTCTTCTCCGCAAGAACCGAAAAGTCTTTGACTTTTGTTTCTCCCATGTATCCCCACGCATACCCGTCTTCTATCATCTGCTCATTAAGTGATTTAGCATTACCATTAACATAAATCCACCCAAGTATTCGACCATACTTTTCAGAGCTGTCTGGCTTTTCTGTCTTAACGACTATATCCTTAGCATCTTTCAATTTAGTCTTAAGATAGTCTTTTGACTCAAGACCCAAACTTTTTTCTAGTTTATCTGTAGTTCTGGATTCTGGAGTATCTATCCCTGCCAGTCTTAGTCTTTGAGAATAAGATATGCTAAATCCTAAATCAATGTCGACATCGATGGTATCTCCATCTACCACTTTTGTTACTTGCTTAACTCTGTATTCAAACATAACTCTCCTTAAATTAAAGGAGCAGTTTATACACATGCTCAGGTGTATCCACGGGTAGCGACCCGCATAGTCTGCGACTCCCCAGTGACGGGGGGCAGACTACTATTATACTATTTATTTGATTTTAATTGTTTTTGGCTTTTTGTCTTCAGGTACAATTTTTTCAACCGTAACAGACAAAAGTCCATTTTTTAACTCAGCAGAGGTGACTTCCATATACTCACCAAGCGCAAATGTGCGTGTGAATTTACGGGCAGCAATTCCTTTATGAATTGCCTCACCAGAATCTTCTACAGAAACCTCTCCCTTAATAACAAGGGTTCCGTTATCTACAGATACATCAACGTCCTTCTTGTCAAAGCCAGCCAAAGCTAGGTCGACACGAAATACGTCATCCTCTACCTTTACAATATTGTAAGGTGGATATGATTGATGTGATGCTGTTGTGTGTACTGAGTTTAGGCGATCAAACATATCGTTGAAGCCAATAAAAAATGGATCCTTAAAAAGATCCAATGTAAAATGTGTTACCATTTTATTCCTCCTTTAAGCGAATAAATTAATATATGGGCCCCTTGTGGCGACCCATATATATTATATCAAAAAAACTATTTGTTTGCCAATTAAAAAATTGGCTTGTTTTTTTCCTTCATCTTTTCTGCATCTGCTTCAGACGCATAAAGAGCTCTTACCTGTGCCATAGCCGCTGTTTCTCCAGCGTGGCAACCTACCAGCTCACCAGTGTCTTGCTTAACTACTGCGTAGCCAGTACAACCAGCCACATTTCTTTTTACTTCCCAAGGCATTGTATCCTCCTAGTTATTTGGAACGTCAGGCATGTCTATGTCGACAAGCCCCATTTCTTTTGCTAAAATTTTTCCTTCTTCAGATAAATGAAATGTTGCCTGAAGATTTTCGTCATACTCGACCTGCAATAGATCTAGTTCATAAAGCCTCATTAAAGACTTATCAACATACTCATGGTGTGCCTCCCAAAGTTGTGGAGCAACCTCTTTTGCCTTTTCTTGAATAGCAAATATGAACTCGCCATTTTCATCTAGGCCTTCCATGGTAATAGCACCAATTTCAAGATAGTGCTGAAGTTCCTGGTTCTGCATGTCTTCCTCGTCCATTTCATCTCCCATAAATAAATTATACTCCTATTTGTGCAACAGGTAGGACTTGAACCTACGATTACCGAATTATGAGTTCGGGGCTTTAACCAACTAAGCTACTGTTGCCAGTAGTCTATTGTAAGCTGCCGTCCTCATTTTTGTCAATAGTAGTTTCTACTATTTGTTGGACATATTCAGAAAAATGTTTTCTTACGCTGCCCATTGGCCTTTTCCCATAAGATTTCCAAAGTCTTTTATATTCTAAAATATTTGAAAATGTAGTGGGGCAAACCATGATCCCATTATATTCTTTTAGTGTGGTTGGAAGCGGGACATGCTTTCCACAACATTTACACTCTTTTGCTTTTTCCTGATATATGCTCATATTATTTCCATTCCATCTAGTGCATCTGACAACTGCTGTGGCATTCTTGGCGCCCTTATCATGTTAGTCACAATAGTCTTATTCTCTTCTTCTCTATCCCACTTTAAAGAATCGTAGGTGTGTATAGTAACTTCTTCATTATTTGTCCGCCTTGTTCTGCTTATTGAATTATAAATAGATCCGCAGACAGCGTCAGCAAGGTCCTTGGATCCCTTTCTTGGGTGGTCAACTTTATCTCTCATAATTTTTAACTGTAGTAATTCATCAATGAGAAGGGGTATATGTGGACCAGTTAATCTGTCTTCAGATACAATCATCGCCATATCGTCATAATGCTTTTTAGCAACAGAAAGAGTCTCTGTATTAATTCCGTATTGCTTTAGCTGTTGCATCATATCGTGAGAGTTCCATCTATCGAAGGTACATAGTCTAACATTAAAGCCAGCGCTTCTTAAAGACAATATGTAATCTTTTACTTCTGTAAAGTCTACCGACTTGTCTGCTGTTGGCGTCCAATATCTTACTGCATCTACTTCAACAATAGGGGCTGGCTGAGAGTATGTATCTGTCACCTTAACATTAACCCATCTTTGAACATGAGCCATAGAAACAGCACAATGGTCATGCTTTTGTGCAAGGTCTACGTGTATAAAATATTCTTTGTCTGGATCTGCTGCAAACCAAGATTCAAATCTTCCAAATTCATCTACCGCCAAAGCCATGTTGTTAAAAGCTTTTTCAATTTTTTCTCTGGACTTAAAGAATGCATCAATTGCTTCTGGTGGCATGCATGCAAATCTGCCTAGCGCATCTGGCGCATCTCTGTAGAATGCAACTTTAAAGTCATCAATACTTCTGGTAGGATTAACTTCCCATGTAGGTCTCTTTAGGGCATATACCTTCGGATACTTATAAGAAACAATGTGATCTTCTTCCCACTCAATATCAAACTCGTTGCCGTCCGTGCCATCTGGCAGGTTCTCATCTAGCTTAAAATGGTGTGTTCTAACCACAGTTTCTTTTTCAGCTATAACGTCAGCATATCTTTGTTGAATATAGTCATTCTTATATCTAGGAAAAGATAGCAATATTACCTTACCAAAGTCTGGGAAACGAGAGTCTACTGATCCTCTATACATTTCATATATTGCGCTACCAGTTTTTGCCTGCTCGTGACCAGTTGTATTTTCAATGCTAAAT